TAATTTGTTTAATCTTTTTTTCTGATTCTGTTTATTCTCAGATAGGAAAAATTTCTGAGTTAAGGGGAAATGGAGAAGTTTTACGACAAAATCAGACGGATAGACTACAAGCGGAGTCTAATCTTGACATTCTTAGTTACGATGATGTCCGTACTGGTAATGGTCGTATCGGCATTGAGTTTCTTGACTCTAGCGTTATTCGTCTTACTGAACACTCTAAAATTGTTATTGATGAATACATTTACGATCCTGATCCGAGCCAAAGCCGCATTGCTCTCCAGATGGCAAGTGGAACAGCGCGTTTTATTACTGGAGCGTTGGGAAGAATAAATAAGGATAGGATTTCAATCGAAACGCCATCAGCCAGCATTTTTATAAGAGGGACGGATTTTACGACAACGGTTGATGAGCTTGGGCGCAGTCTTGTAATTTTGCTCCCAGACGCTAATGGCGATTCATCTGGTGAGATAACAGTTGAAACAATGGCTGGCGTTGAGGTTTTAAATCAGCCTTATCAGGCAACAATGGTTAGTGTGGCTGAAAATCCTCCTACACAAGCTGTTCAGTTGCAAAATATGTCTTTAGCTTTTATTGATAATTTATTAATAGTCAGCCCTCCTGAAGAGGTTCAGGAAGCAGTAGAAGAGCAAAATCAAACTGCAAGCAATGTGCTAGATGTAGACTTTTTAGAAGAAAATGATTTGGATGATGATGATGGTTTGTCTGATGATGACCTACAAGATGAAATAACACGTTTAGATGTCGATTTTTTATCAGTAGATTTTCTACAAGATTTGCTCGAAATGATAGAAGAGGTGTCTGCTGGAAGAAAAGATGAGGCGGATGAGGGTGAATTGGACGGCGTTCAGATAGAAGGAATCATTCCTGGTTTTGATCAAAACGCACAAACGTATACCTTTGTTGAGGGCGAAGTATTTTCATTATTCAGGCAAGTAGAAAATACAATTGATTTGGAGTTAGATAAAAGTAATGCGTATAACTTGCATATTCTTTCTGCTGGCAGACAGTTCAATGTAGTGATTAATGGGGGTGGAGATAATGAAATTATTATTAACCAGTCTGATTAGTTTAGTTTGTATTGTTTCAATTGCTTTAGCCTCAGATAATTCTGTTGAGCTAAGAACAAAAGGAAATTCCTCTCTGATACATATAGATCAGATAGGAACAAGCAATACAGCAAGAGTATGGTGCGGTCTTTCTGAGGGAAATTACACTACTCATAATTGCTCAAATGCTGAAATTGATATAGATCAAACGGGAACGAATAATACGGCAAGAGCTTATAGCCAGGTTGCCAATCATACTGGCAATGAATACAAAATAGATCAGGATGGAAATGATAATTTTGGGTATATTGATGCCGATGATGATGCTAATAATATGGATATAGTTCAAAACGGAAATAATAATGACGCAGAAATATACATGCAGGGAGATGATAACGTATATAGCGTCATACAAACTGGAAACGATAAGGAAGGCGAAATAAGAGCTTTTGGAGATGATTCAAACTTTAGTATTAATCAGTCTGGCTCTGGGGAGCATTACGCTAAGATATATGCCAGTAATTCCGCCGATGATAATGATGCTGCTATAACTCAAACAGGTAGTGGCAATCACTATATGAGGTTGAATTTTTATACAGATGATTATGATGTAACCGCCAATCAGTCTGGGACTACAAACAAAAGCATTACAGTCAGTTATAACTGTGTTACTAACTGTAACAAAACAGTAACAATAGCTCAGAGTGACTAGGTACATTCAGCTTTTTGGTTTGTTTTTTTTATTAAGCATTCCAATTGCTTACAAGTTTAATTTTATAGAAATATTAAAACTTAAGACATTTGACTCTTTTATTGTAGAAAAAAATAATTCTGGTTATTTTTCAATTCTATCTATTAATGAAGAAGATATAGAAAGAGAAGGAGGGTATCCTTTTAGCAGGCAGAGACTTGCGGAAATACATAATGAGTTGCTAGAAAAAGGTGCAATCGGGGTAGGATGGGTTTTATCTTTTCCTCAACCTGATAGATTTGGAGGCGATACAGAGTTTGCAGAGGCTTTAGCTAAGTCTCCTAGTGTTTTGGCGATGTTTGAGAATGACAATGGGGATTACCCAGAAACGACAGGCACTGTTATTTTGGGAGATGATGTTGGAGGAATACTTGCAAGCGGGGTTATACAAAATATAGACCCATTAAAGCAAAGTTCAAGCCAGGGAATAGCAGTAGCAAGAACCGATGCAGATAATTTAGTTAGAAGATTGCCCTTATTGATGAGAACCCCTGATGGATGGGTTCCGGCTTACGGAACTGAAGTATTAAAAATACTAGCAGGGGCTGATACTTACGTTATAAGAACGAGTGAAAACGGAATAGAAGAAGTAAGGGTTAGAGGATTACCGCCTGTTTCAGTAGATTCTCTAGGAAGAAGGTGGGTAAGTTATGTAGACACGCCAGAAACAAATCTTTCTGAAATGGACGTTGAAGGTAAGTTTGTTTTTGTAGGGTTTACTGCTAGAGGCATAATGCCTCAAATAGCAGTACCGAATAACAAATTGCTAGAGCCTCATAAAATACAGGCTGCTCTGGCAGAAAGTATTTTGATAGAGAATAGTCCTTATATACCAAATTGGGCATTAGCCGCAGAAATATTAATATTTGCTGTTGGCGTTATTTTAACGGCTGTTTTGATTAATGCCTTTGGCATATCTCTGGGGATATCATTAACTGGTTTATTGTTTGTAGGAACAGGATATTTAGGGATTGCCCTGATACAAAGGGGTTTGCTGGTAGATGTAACCTGGACGTTGATTTCTGAGTTCGTTATTGCTTCGGCAGCTTTTTACTTAAGGTTCAGAGAGCAATACAAGTTACGGCTTGAAATTAAAAAGCAATTTGAACATTACTTAGACCCAAGACAGGTAAAACGCTTACAAAACAATCCTGAATTACTAAAATTAGGAGGAGAAAAAAAGGTTGCTACTTTTCTGTTCACTGATGTCAGAGGCTTTACATCCATGAGCGAGCAACTTCCTGCTGAAAAAGTCACTTACATAATGAACAAAGCCCTCACAGCACAACAAAAGGCAGTACAAAAGCACGGAGGAATGGTCGATAAGTATATAGGCGATGCAATGATGGCGATTTTTAATGCTCCGTTAGACCTTGTTAATCATGCCAATATTGCGGTTAATTGTGCCGTAGATATTATACAAAATATGTCTGATTTGACTTCAGAGCTTGAAAAAGAAGGCTTACCTGCTGTTGCTATAGGTATAGGAATTAACACGGGAGAGGCTGTAATAGGGAACATGGGCAGTGAATCACGATTCGATTTTACCGCTATCGGTGATTCCGTAAATATGGCTTCGAGAATGGAAAGTGCGACAAAAGAACGGAAAGTAAATTTATTAATAGGTGAAGCTACAGAAATATTGTGCGGGTATAGATTAAAAGAACTAGAGCCTATAAAAGTAAAAGGAAAAGCAAAGGCATTAAAGATATATACAATGGATATTTTAGATGACTAATATATTGGTGGGTATAGTTGTTATTTTGATCGCTGTTTCGGGGTTTCTTTATAATCAAAACAGAGGTTTAGTTGCTTTAAATCAGGCATATGAAGTAAGGGATGCTCAACAAAAAGAAGCAATAGAAAGCTTGCAAAACGATTTCGAGTTGCAAACTAACGGGTTGTTGCAAATGCAGTCCAGAAATCAAGAAATCGAAGCAGAAATGAGCAGATATTTAGATATCTTCCGAAGGCACGATTTATCAAAATTAGCTTCTGCAAGGCCTGGGTTAATTGAACCGAGAATAAATAATGGAACAAAAGAAGTTTTTGAGAGCATTGAAGAAGATAGCAGGAACATTGATAGTCTTGATTCTGGTATCCAGTTGCAGCCTAATACCGAGTAGAGAAGTAGAAATTATAACAAAGCCCGTTGACAGGGTTATTGTTCAGCCTGTCATGCCAAGAGAAATAGATTTAAAAGAACCTTATTGGTATGTTGTTTCTCAGGCTAATTTAGAAGAATTTTTAGAAAGAGTAGAAATCGACCAAGGAGAGTTGGTTTTTGTAGCTATGTCAATTCCTGACTATGAGTTAATGGCTTACAATATGCAGGAGTTAAGGAGATACATAAATGAGCTTAAAGAGGTTGTTGTGTATTATAGAATTGTTACAACAACTTCTAGTTCGGAGACAGAGTAATATGAAGATATCAGAAGAAGGTTTGTCTTTAATAAAGAAGTTTGAAGGGTGCGAATTAAACGCCTATGAAGATGCTGTAGGGATACCAACTATTGCTTACGGAAGAATAAAAAATGTAAAAATGGGCGACTCCTGCACAAAAGAACAGGCTGAAGATTGGCTCGCAGAAGAAATGCCCGAATATGAAGGGTATATAAACGATCAGGTTAAAGTGGATTTAGAGCAAAATCAATTTGATGCTCTTTGTTCTTGGGTATATAACTTAGGCCCAACTAATTTAAAAAGCTCTACCTTGTTAAAAGTATTAAATGAAGGGGACTATAACGGTGTTCCTGCTCAAATAAAACGCTGGAATAAAGCAGGCGGTTCTGTGCTTGACGGCTTAACAAGAAGAAGAGAAGCTGAAGCTTTATTGTTTCAGGATAAGGAATGGTACGAGATATAAAATGCCTTTAGCTAAATATGTATTTAAACCAGGGGTCAATAAGGAAGGCACAAATTACAGCAATGAAGGCGGCTGGTTTGACTCAGATAAAGTAAGGTTTAGAAAAGGAAGACCAGAACGAATTGCTGGATGGGAAAAAAATACAACTAATTCGTTTCTTGGAACGTGCAGAAGTCTGTATTCATACAGAGATCAAGGCCAAACAGACTATGTTGGGCTAGGAACTCATTTAAAATATTATCTCATGCAGGGAGATGATTTTAATAATATTACTCCTATAAGAAAAACGTCTACTAACAGCATTACATTTGCAGCTACTAACGGTTCTTCAACAGTTGTCGCCACAGACTCTTCTCATGGAGCCGTTGCTGGAGATACCGTAACATTTGCTCAGGCTGTTTCTTTAGGGGGAAACGTTACTGCTGCTGTTTTAAATCAAGAATACATAGTAGATAGAGTTCTTACTGTTAATACTTATGAAATAACAGCAAAAGATACGTCTGGGTCAACAGTAACAGCTAATAGCAGTGATTCTGGAAATGGAGGCTCGGCTGTAGATGGAACCTATGAAATTAATGTTGGCCTTGATGTTTATGTAAAGGGAACGGGATACGGGTCTGGAACATGGGGCGCTGGAACATGGGGTTCTGTCAGCGATATTTCCTCTTCTAGTCAATTACGTCTTTGGTCGCAAGATAACTTTGGTGACGATCTTGTATCAAATATAAGAGGCGGTGGAATTTATTATTGGGATGAAAGCGCAGGAGCGACTCAAAGAGCAATACCCTTTTCTGATTTATCTGGAGCCAGCAATGTTCCAACGCTTGCTTTGCAAATTTTGGTATCGGATGTAGACAGGCATATTATTTGTTTTGGCTCTAATAGCCTTGGGGAATCAACTATTAACCCTTTGTTGGTGAGGTGGTCAGATACGGAAAGCGCAACAGCATGGACTCCCACAGCGATTAATCAGGCGGGTGGGGTTTTGTTATCGCAAGGCTCAACTATTATAGGAGCTATACAAACCAGACAGGAAATATTGATCTGGACAGATGCAGGAATAACCTCAATGAGGTTTGTCGGAGCGCCATTTATTTATTCTTTTACTGAAGTCGCTTCTGGGCCATCGTTGATTTCTCCTAACGCTGCCGTTAGTGCTAATAATAAAGTATTTTTTATGGACAGAGGCGGATTTTATGTCTATGCAGGTTCTGTTCAAAGATTGCCTTGTACGGTTTTAGACCATGTTTTTTCAGATATAAACTTAAGCCAGCAATTTAAGTGTTTTGGAGCGCCTATAGAGGGGGCTAATGAGGTTATTTGGTTTTATCCATCAAAAGACAGCACGGAAGTAAATCGTTACGTTTCTTACAATTATTTAGAAAATGTATGGGCAATTGGAACTACTGACGATGGGTTTACTAGAACGGCATGGATTGAGGCATTATCTCTTGACTACCCATTAGCAGCAGGTAAAACCGCCAATAGTGATACCAATTATTTATACAATCAGGAAAAAGGACATTCTAATGATGGGAGTGATTTTTCTGCCTATATAGAATCAAGTGACTTCGATCTTAATCCTGATGGTGAAAAATTTATGTTTATCTCTAAACTAATACCAGATGTTGAATTTAGAGATCAATACTCAACAAGCGATACCGTTACTTATACGATTAAAGGAAGGGACTATCCTTTGCAAAGCCTTTCTACCCTGCAAACAGTTAATGTAACACCTGAGTCTACGTTCACTAATACAAGAGCCAGAAGCAGACATGCTGCAATACGAATATCTAATACCAGTACAGAATATGGATGGCGTGTTGGTGACTTAAGGTTAGAGCTTAGGCCGGATGGGAAAAGATAATGGCTGATATTAAATCAATTGCTTTGCCTGCTGCTCCTCCAGAATATAACGAAACGCAAGAAGCTATTAATAGAAGAATTATTGAGCAAGCAATAGAAGACATTAATGTAAGAATTACAAGAATGCAGAACATGAAAGACACTGTGTTGTCAAAAGCCACAAAAAGAAATCATTTTCTTTTGATGGGGGTTAAACATGGCTGATAACCTAAAAGTTTTAGGACAGCTAGACCCATCGGCTACAACAACTACAACGCTTTATACCGTGCCAGACATGACTCAAACAACTGTTAGCTCAATAGTAGCGGCAAACAGAACAGGTTCAGCAATCACATTTAGACTAAGTGTTCATGTAGCAGGAGCAGGGGCAGATGACAAACAGTATTTATACTATGACAAGTCTGTAGCTGCTAATGATTCTTTAAACATCATAATAGGAATGACATTAAATCAAGCAGATGTCGTTAAAGTTTACACAAGCGCCAATGACATGAGTTTTAATATGTTTGGTTGCGAAACGTTAGAAGAAAGATAACGAGGCAAAACTATGAATTTAGATCAACAAGTAAAAAATGTAGCGTCACAAGGAAGATACGGTGATTCTATGTTGTTACACGTTAATCCGGCAGAGGTTAGAGGGTTATCACAAGTAGCTCCTATAACCGTTAACCCCCAGACAGGACAACCTGAAGCGTTTCTACCTTTCTTGGCACCATTATTAGGGTCTTTTGCTTTGCCTGCGATGGCTAGTGCCAGTGGTCTTGGAGCCTTATCGGGGCTAACAGGTTTAGCGGGTTCGGCTTTAGGCTCAGGGCTTGCACAATGGGCAGCAACAGGAGATGTTAAGAAAGGATTGCTTGCAGGTTTAACAGGCTATGGTATTGGGCAGGCATTACAAGGCGGAAGAGCAGCTTTAACTGCTGCTACAGGAGAAAAGCTTGCAACAGATATGGCATCAGGTGCGGGTGAATTAGGAACTAAGGGTGCTGACGCATTAATAAAACGATCTGGAGCCCAAGCAGGGAATTTAGGAATGCAAACTGCTATAGATCAAACTCCTGGTAAGAATTTTTTGGATATTTTAACGGGAAATCCTACTGTTGATGATAGTGTAATGAATCCTTTAAATCAGGCTTTTACCAATCCAACACTTATTTCCCCTAATAATATACCTACCACTACATACACTGCTCCAGCTTCAGGAATGTCTTTAGCAGATAGGGGTAGTGCATTAGCGGCAGGTATATCTCAACCACAGGCTTTAGTTCCTATAACAGCAGGAATGCTTCCTACTGCAATGATGGAGTCTCAAGAAGCTTGGAATCAAGACGTACTTAGAAGGCAAGAAGAAGAAGAGGAATCCAGAAGACAAAATTTTCTAATGAATCCAGAAGTCAGTCTTTACGCTCAAGGCGGTATGACTGAATTAGATCAAGGGCTGCAGATGGATGCTAATTTATTAAGCAATCCAATGGGCCAAGGGGTTAATGCGTTTTCTACAGGAGGCTTTGTTCCTGGTATCACAGACGAAGGAAATATAGTAGGCACAAGAACAGCGCAAAGATTTGCTCCTGCAAGAAAAGCTTATGCTGTAAACCCCGATTACATGGCAGGATTTCAACCTGAAACTATGTATTTCCAGCCAAGCACATTGAATCAGCCTGCAACAGGACTTACAGAAGGAGGCGCTCCAAAACCTGTTGATGATTATATGGGTACTAGGGG